AAATGTGGTTCAACCATTACACTTGGTGCAAGTGGCGATACCATTACTCTTGCATGCGGTGCAAGTCAAACAGGATTCGGTAGAACAGGAACAGTAGACTGGGATACAACAAAAATAACCGCAGACCCAGCTAATGCAGTTTCAGGCACAGGATATTTTACAGATACTACAAGTGCAGCATTTAACTTAACTCTTCCTTCATCGCCATCAGCTGGAGATATCGTAGCAGTTGCCGATTATGCAAATAGTTGGGATACAAATAATTTAACTATTGTTAGAAACGGTTCAAATATAGAAGGTGAAGCAGAAAATTTTGTGTGTAGTGCACGAGGTTCATCAATTACTTTTGTTTATGTAGATGCAACTAAAGGTTGGATTACTGTAAATTCAGGAAATTCAAGCCAAGCTTTTTTAAATGATTTTATAGTGGCAACAGGTGGAACAATAACAGAATGTGGTGATTTCAAAATTCATACATTCACAGGACCTGGAAGTTTTTCAGTTACTAACGCTGGAAGTCCAGCAGGTTCAGACTCAGTTGATTATCTAGTAGTCGCTGGAGGTGGTGGAGGAGGAACTGGTTATAGTATATCACCTTGTACAGGAAATGCTACTGGAGCAGGTGCGGGAGCTGGAGGTTTTAGAGAATCTCACGTAGTAGCAACTTCTGGTTGTTACACAGCTAGTCCTTTAGCAAGTTCTACAAGTATACCTGTTGCAATTTCAGCTTATCCGATTACTGTTGGTGCTGGAGGCGCTGCTCCAACTGCAACTAGTAACCCAGGTGATGAAGCAGGCGATGGAAATAATTCAGTCTTTTCAACAATCACTTCAGCTGGTGGTGGAAGAGGTGGAGCTAATAAAAAAAATGGAGGCACTGGAGGTTCTGGTGGAGGAAGAGGTGGTGAAGCAAATCCAGGACCAGGAGCAAATGGAAACACTCCTTCTGTAAGTCCTCCTCAAGGAAATCCAGGTGGTTCAGGTGGTTTTACTGCTCCTAATTATGGTGGAGGTGGTGGAGGTGGAGCAACTGCTGCTGGAGGAAATGGTTCTACCTCTGTAAGTGGAGATGGTGGAGCAGGTGCAACAACTTCAATATCTGGAAGTCCAACAGCTTATGCTGGTGGAGGAGGTTCTGCAGTTTACGGATCCCCTTCTCAAACTTCTGGTGGAACTGGCGGTGGTGGAGCAGGAGCTAAAAGAACTCCACAAATTGCTGCTGGTGCTGGAACAACAAACACTGGTGGTGGAGGTGGTGGAGGCACTTCTAATGAACTAGGTGGTGCAGGTGGTTCAGGAATTGTTATAATAAGGTACAAATTTCAATAGGTAAATTATGAGTGAAGTAAAAGTAAATAAAATTAGTCCAAGAACAAATTGTGGTACAGTAACTGTTGGAGATTCTGGAGATTCAGTATCAGTTTCTGCAGGAGTTCCAGTAACCGTTAATGGAGATTTAAAATCAAATGCATTAAAAGCAGTTGATGGTGGAAGCATTATTAGTCAATGTGGAACAAACATTACTTTAGGTGCTTCTGGAGATACAATTAATTTAGCAGCTGGAGCAAGTCAAACAGGTTTTGGTCGTACAGGTACAGTGGATTGGGACACAACTCCAAAAACAGCAGCCTTCACTGCTGTAAGTGGAAATGGTTATTTCGTAAATACTACATCAGGTGCAATAACAGTAACATTACCTGCAACACCTAGTGCAGGAGACATTGTAGCTTTACAAGATTATGCAGGAACATGGGGAACTAATAATGTTACCATTGGTAGAAATGGATCTAATATTGGAGGATTAGCAGGTGATGCAACTTTATCAAATTCAAATCAATCAATAACTTTAGTTTATGTGGACGCAACAAGAGGATGGCAAACAGTTAATGACTCAACACAAAATATTGACGGAGCTGAATATATTATTGCAACAGGTGGAACAATAACAGAAGATGGAGATTACAAAATACACACATTCACAGGGCCAGGTACTTTTACTGTTTGTTCAGTAGGTAATCCAATAGGTTCCACTGAAGTTTCTTATATGATAGTAGCTGGTGGTGGAGCTGGTGGTAGAGGTGCAACTGGTTCTAGTAATTCTGGTGCAGGTGGTGGAGCAGGTGGATTTAGAGAAGGTAAAACTCCTCAATGTACTTATACATCAAGCCCTTTAGCTTGTACTTCAGGTTCTAATAATGGAATACCAGTTACAGCACAAGGTTATCCAATTATAATAGGAGCAGGTGGTGCAGCCGCACCATTTCCAGATAACTTTCCAACTCTTTCTCCAGCTGCTGCTGGTAATGGAAACCCTTCTAGTGGTTTAGGAATTACATCAACTGCAGGCGGTGGTGGAGCAAACAGAACACAACCTCAAGAATTTGGAGGAGCACCTGGTGGATCTGGTGGTGGAGCTATTAGTTCTGCATCAGGTGGAAGTGGAAACACTCCTCCTGTAAGTCCTCCTCAAGGAAATCCAGGTGGTACTCAATTTCCACCAACAGGATCTGCTTCTGGATCAGGTGGCGGTGGAGCAACTGCTCAAGGAGGAGATTTCGTATCACCTGGGCCTACTACTAAAGGCACTGATGGTGGAGCAGGAGCAACAACAAGTATTAATGGAAGTCCAACAGCTTTTGCTGGTGGCGGTGGGGGTGGATCAGGTGGTTGTGTTCCAAGCCCAGCTGGTGGTGGAGCAGGTGGAGTAGGTGGTGGTGGAACAGGATCAGGTAATAACCTAGCAGATGCTACTGCAGGAACAGCTAACACTGGCGGTGGTGGAGGTGGAGGTGGTGGCGAAAACCCTGGATCTGCTGGTAAAAACGGCGGTAGCGGAATTGTTATTATTAGGTATAAATACCAGTAGTTGAATGAACAAAATTTATAATATATAATAGGAGATAATTATGGCACACTTTGCAAAATTAGGAGCGAACGGAAAAGTCATTCAAGTATTAACCTTGAATAATTCTGATATGCTCAACGCTGATGGAGTTGAAGACGAAGCAGTAGGTCAACAATATTTAGAACAACACAATAATTGGCCTGCACAAATGTGGATTCAAACTTCTTACAACACATCTGGCGGACAACATAAAAACGGTGGAACTCCATTTAGAGGAAACTATGCAGGTATAGGTTATACTTGGGATGAAGATGATCAAATTTTCTGGCCTAAAAAACCTTATGCTTCATGGGTAAAACATATTGCAACTGCATCTTGGAAATCTCCAATTGGTGATGCACCTGCTTTAACTGAAGAACAAACTTCACAAAACGAGGCTAATACTCATAGATGGTCTTACGTTTGGAATGAAGATGGTCAGTCTTGGGATTTGACAAACGACTTAGCATAATATACTAGTCATGTTGGTGGCATGCAAAAGAAAATTTTAACAGAACAAGCTTTATATTACGGTGATATTTCAATGCCAAAAGGCTTTGAAATAGATCGAGATAAGTTATCAGGCGATATTTTACAATCTACATTTACGGATTCAGAGTTTCCATTTTCAAGAACTTGGGACATGCTGAATACTTATATGAGAGAACATATAAATTTAGAATATGGTTTTCAATTAGTGAATAAAAGAACATGGGGTGATATGTATAAACCCAATCAACAAACAATTCCTTTACTCAATATTGATCCAGTCGATTTACGAAACTCACCAGATTACACATTACTTTATGGTGTTAAAACTAATAACTGTTTTGTGAGAATCTATTATGATGATAATAGAAGAAAAGGAAGATCTTGGGATATAGAATTAAAAGATAATATGTTTATTATGTTTCCATCAACAAATATGTATTATCTAAACAACAGACAGAAAGACAGTTTGAATTTTGTTCAAACAATAACTTATGAATATATCTAATTATTATTGGTATTTTACTTCAGCAATACCACCAAAACTATGTGATGACATTATTAAATATGGTTTATCACAAGCTGAAACCATGGCTAGAACTGGTGGCTATGGAGATAGAGAACTTACTAAACAAGAAATAAAAGATATGAAACGTAAAAGAAATTCAGATTTAGTATGGCTTAATGATCCATGGATATATAGAGAACTCCACCCATACATTCATCAAGCAAATAGAAATGCAGGTTGGAATTTTGATTGGGATCGATCAGAGTCTTGTCAATTTACTAAATATAAGCTAAACCAATATTATGATTGGCATTGTGATTCTTGGGATAAACCTTACGATAAACCTAATACTCAAGAACATGGTAAAATAAGAAAGCTTTCAATGACTTGTCAATTAACTGATGGGTCTGAATATACAGGTGGTGAACTAGAATTTGATTTTAGAAATTATGATCCTCATATGAGAGAAGAAGCTAAACATTTAAGGCAAGCAAAAGAAATACTTCCAAAAGGATCTATTATTGTAT